GGGGGATGTCGAGGATTTCGCCGCTCCTGCACCAAATGGGGAAGATGACGGGCTGATTTTCAGCTTATTCCCCACCGCAGGTTGCTTCTTAATCCTTGTTCCTCCGTGGATGGAGTTGGCCGCATGCGCCAGGATGTATTCTATTTGGTAGCCAATTTCGGGAACTTGTTTGCGTAGCTTTTCAATAAGCGGATCAGACACTAAATCCTTGAATTGTTTTCCTACGGTCGTGGACTCGTCCTTGATGTCGGGAACTTCTTCTTCTGCCGCCGCGATGTATTGGCCTTTCAACTGTTCCATCTGGGCAATCTGTTGAAGATGTGCCTGTTGCGCTGGAATGTATTTGGTCAACGCTTCACGGGCAAATCGGTTAGCTTTACGAATCTGCTGCTTGGTGAACTCGCGGTCTTTAACTAGGATAATGTCTTCAGAACGGTAATCCTCGTATTCCTCCAGTAGTTCATCTGTTGAATCTAGGGTGTTCTCAAGTTCTTTGTATTTCGCCTTTAGGTCATCAAATGACTGCATTTCGCGGAATGGGTTTTGTTCCTGAGGGACTTCCTTGATTGCCGGCTGAGATTGAATCTTTTCCTCAAGGGCTTTCTTCTGAGCAGTTAGCTCACCAATCCGTTGCAGGAGTCGGCTTTTACCCTTTTTGGCTAGAGATTGAATCTGTTCGGTCGTCAATGACAGTAGATCAATTTCACTTTCCTCTTCCTCCTCTTCGGTTTCCTCCTCGGTTTCGGTTTCCCCCTGCTCATCGGGAATCTCTTCCTCTTGGCTTTCGGTTTCCTCTTCTTCGGTTTGCGCCTCGGTTTCGGTTTCTGGATTTTGTCTTGCCGTTCTCTGAGCTACAAGCTCTTCAAATGACATATTGGACACTGATTCGATAGCCTCAGCGATAGCTTCTGGATTGCTCATATTAGGAACGCCATTTACGCTCGGCGGTGCGACTTGAAAGAGCTTTATGCGAATTTGTTGCAGTTGTCAATAGGCGATGTTAAGGCGATGTAAATTCATTGAAACTTTTTCTTGCGCTGTCAGAAAAACATGGGTAGATTTCTGCCGACGAGAGGTTGCACTCAGCGTCACAAGACTTCCCCTGCTGGGTTCCCCCGGTAATTGAAAGCTCCGAGCGCGGTATTGCAACCTCCCGCCTCGGAGTTTTTCTTTTCCAGCGGAAAGGCTACGAACATATCCAACCGTGCAGTCCTGAGAAATGGCGTGAAGTTCGGCTAGCTGGAAACTCCAAGGTTCTGTGCGTTTAGGTTGTCAGCGCACGGGTAATCAGTCGCAGTCGAAAGGCTGGGCAAGCCTTGTATCACGCGGAGCAATTCGCAGGGAGACTCTACTGAGACAGTCCTACTCTCGATACAAGGTCGGGTTCAATCCCCGTCGTGAGAAAGCAAGGGGGTGGCTCCATACAGAGACGTTCTTTAGATCACGGTTGATTCCTTGACAGGACAACCGTGTTCGCTTCGGAGGATCACCACCAAAGACATTCAATAAGATTATGAATAAGTTATCAACAGACATACATAAGGAAAGTGCATCCCTGGTTATTCTATCGGGGAGAATCTTTTTGAGCGAAGCGAACTGATTCTCTTGTTTGAGACTTGCACAATAGGTAAAGGCTGGCTTGACCTGCCATGAAAAAAATAAACATTCTTCTTGAATGTCATAAAGAAAAAAAGAAACTAACCACGCAACACAAAAACATGAACGATAACTTCCAAGTAGGACACGCAGGATGGAGTCCTGATTACAACTCCAATAAACCTAGATACATAGGCACGATTAAACTAGACAGGATGCTGTTTATCTACGCTCTTAATGGCAAGATAAAATGCCTATCAGCAGAAGAAATCCAAGAGGCTGAATTACTAGCCGCAGGATGGAAGCACACGGCAACGATTGACCCAGCGCAATGGATTGAGGCGATGGCAAACGGGCATAACGAACCAAGCGATATGCTGGATGAAATTCAATTTAAGCCGAACGCCGATGTGGAGGCACGGCGATAATGAGATGCCTCTGATGACTCACCGAAAGATACCAATATGAAAAAAGACACAGCACACCAAACAACCGAAAAAGAAAAAGCTAATGAGCCGTTGCCTCGCACGCATTGTTCGGCTTGTGGCTTTGACCCCGAGCTGGGGAAGATATATTCCGGCCCTCACGTCACCAGCGAGAACGAATGGAAACGGGAGTGGGTTCACGCGCAACCGCTTCGATTCTATCTCTACAAGGAGGAAAGCGGGGAAGACGAGGGCAAATGGTGCGTGATCGACCGCTATTGGGATCTTGCTGATGGCAGAAAATTCGCACGGAAAGGCGACTGCGTGAAGTCGTTCATCAAGCGGCATTCAGCGCCGAACGCTTGACCTCATGCACGCCGACCCTAAATCTCCGATTCCACGAAAGACGCTCCTCGGCGTTCCATGCAGCGCCTTGTTCGGCGATTGTTTGGACGTGATGCAAGGGATGGACTCTGAAACCGTGGATCTAATCTACATCGACCCGCCCTACTACTCACAAGCCGACTACAAAGGCGACTCGGGGGCATTCTCCGACAAGTGGGAAAGCCTGCACCAATATCTGAATTGGATGGTGGTGAGACTCTACGAAATGAAGCGACTGCTAAAGCCAACGGGAAGCATCTACCTGCATTGCGACTGGCACGCCAGCCACTATCTGAAGGTGGAAATGGACAAGATCATGGGCGACGAATGCTTCTTGAATGACGTGGCATGGCTCTATGGCTTAGGTGGAAGCTCGCCGCGCTATTGGCCGCGCAAGCACGACTCTCTGCTGTGGTATGCAAAGCAAGCAGGGAAGCACCACTTCACCGCCGACATGATCCCGGCGACATCGAACCGCATGGCGGGAGAAATGAAGAAAGCTCCTGACTTCTGGGACATCCCCGCCGTCAACAATATGGCCAAGGAACGGAATGGATACCCGACCCAGAAACCCGAGGCGCTACTTGAGCGCGTAATCCGTTCAAGCTGCCCCGAGGGTGGAACTGTCGCAGACTTCTTCTGTGGGAGCGGAACAACCGCCGCCGTCGCGCAAAGGATGGGGCGGAACTGGATAACCTGCGACAAATCGCAAGACGCGATAAACCTCGCCACGAAGCGAATCTTTTCTCTGCCGAACAGCCAAGATCGGTGATGCTTGCGTTCACCGCATCAACCTGTTCTAAACAGAAGAACCGTAGAGGAATTAACCCCTACGGCTCCCTGAACACACAAACACGCCGAAAAACAGAACGGCGGAGCAATAAAAGCATGGGCGGCTAAGATGTCAACCTTCTTTTTTCAACAAAGATAGAAGCTCATCCAACGTCGCCACGCTGCCAACAATCTTCATTACCTCGTTGATATCTACACACTGGCGGAGGTCGGCAAAGAATCTCTCACGTTCGTCCTGGATGAACTGGATGATGGCTTTGAACTCATCACGATCTGAGAGTGCTGCTACAGCTTGCTGGATGGTTGGTTTGGGTAGTGGTGTCATTTGAATCACTTCATTGATTTACTTCCCTTGCACTTCCATTTGCGGCGGGAAAGGTTGTTCGGTGAGTTGGGGTCTGACTTCCAATCTCCTTTGATCTTGGCAGAACGAGCGCAATAAGCATCGCCTTTGGCCGTGCCGGGGCGGATACGATCACCGCCATCTGCCGCCTTGCCAGCTTGACCAAACTTAATCGTGCGTGCGCGACCAGTCTTGGGATTGGTGACTATCTTTGTAAATCGCTTTTCCATTATGGCTCGATTAAGATTTTTCTAAAAGCGATAACAATGCCTCTCTACGCTCAATGCTTGGTGCAGTCACGGGTTCAATCAGGTATTCGCACCAAAACGCAATGATGGCGGGAGGGTCAATCAGCGAGTAGTATTCTGGGCGAGGGGCAGTCCTACGCAAGCAGGTTTCGCAGCCCTCGCGCCAGCCCCACTCACCATCCTCATCAAACCCGACCCCGTTACATCTGGCTATGTCATTTGCTAAAGCGTTCACTTCTTCTTTGCAGTTTTTGCTGAATCTCTGAAGTCCTTAGCAGTTGGTGCTTTTTTGCTACCAACCTTATTCATCTTCTCGCCGCTGCCTGCTGCAATACGTTTGCGTTTGGCATTGATATTTGCGTATAGTCCTTGTTTCATAGTTTTCATTGCTCCATTCCCTGAGTCGTCATCCCGCCCATCTCGGCAGGGGCTGTTCCAATACGTCCAATCTCAGCGTTCTGAGCTTGTTGTAGCTGGAATTGATACTGTCCGGCATACTTCTGCAAGCGAGCCGCAAAAGCCTCGTCAGACTGCGCTCTAGCCGCAACATCGGGTTGCTGGACGTAAGCCTGGACAAGCTGCATTGCAATCTGTGCGCCATTAGGTTGTGCGGGAACTTCAATGCCAGCGAATATCTTGGCGAGGTCATCTGTGACGTTCTTCGCAACCTTCTGTTGCGCTTCCTCCACTGGCTGGAGAACGTAGTCGGCAAAGATTGGATTGATCGAGGAAGCTGCAAACTCAAGGAGCTTGTTGACATCCAGAATCCCATTCCGATCCAACTGAACCAGTGACACCATGTTCTTCAACTGAGTCTCGGCTGTCTCTGGATCACTTGATAAAGAGTCGAACGAAACAATAATTGAGTAGTTCTCATCGGGACTACCCTTCGTCATTACCTGTGGGTTGGGATTACCCGTAACTTGGAAGAAAACTTCATCTGGCCCCATACGCTGATACAGCTTCCACGCCATCGTAAGAACATCCTTAACGTGGTCTAGGAACTTGCCGATGTAGTATTGCTGCCGCGCCGCCGAAAGGGGATTTGTAAGATCCAAACCAATAGCGCGATCAGCTTGCCCACGCATCGAAAGCTCACTTTCAACAGAACCATCATCACGTGGAGGAATCGGACCGAAAGCAATTTCACCCAAACGCCGATACGGGACTCGGCGACCAGGACCCCAATCAGAAGGAGGCCTTCCAGCAGGATGCATAATAGGAGGTAGAGTAGCAAGAGACGCTCGATCAATGCGGCTGTCGCGCTCTGTCTTAATTTGCATCTGTGGGCCTCGCAGAATATCCGAAAAAGTCTGAACTTCATACATTCGTTTCTGGTCATTGGCTAGGCGGGTAACTACAAACGGGTAGTCATCATATCCATTCAGAAGCTCATGCTTGGCATATCCATCTGTCTGAGGATGGAAGACTGTGCAGTAAATACCCTCAGAACCATCTTCTTCGTCGATGAGACGTTGATACGCATAAACAACCATCACAAGGTCATTGTCATCAGTGATTGGAAGTCGTGTCTGGGTCTTGACCTTCTCGCCATCGAGATACATAGAGTCTTTTCCGCGAAGTGTTTTGATGGCATTCTCCACCCACTTCTCATCCCAGCCTTCATTCGTTACCTTTTTCTCAAGCTCCTGCGCTGTCAGGAAGGTGCGCCAAAACATATACGGGGCGCGTTGTGGGTCTGAAATGTAAGACGGAAACATCACTTCGCCATCGGGAGCGCAAGCATAGACAACTGGGGAGTCAACTGTTTGACGAGGGAGCGGTATTTCTGCCACACCCATCTTGCGGAGGTCTTTGATCGCTCTCTTAGCCCTTTTCGTAGAAAGGTCAGGGAATGACTGCTGGATCAAATCAAGCAGCATCTCGTCATCTTGTGCGCTAAGGATTAACTCCACAAGGTCAGGGGAGGCTTCTGCAATCTGCTCTAGGCTTACACTCTGGAGATAAGAACGCTTCTCACGATTCCATCCAACGTAGGAGACCATAATCCCCTTCTCCATCAGGTAGTTTCCACCAAGCTCCATCTGACGCTTAAAGTCGGGAATGTAGGAGGAGCGCATCCACTTAAGGAAACCAGAAACAACCGCAGCTTTTGGCATTGCTGCCATCGAAGTTGGGAACGCTTTGATGTGGGAACGTGCTAACGCTTGGTCGAATAGCGCGACATACATATCAATGCGCTCACCAACTACGTTCACTTCTTGGTCGGAAGCACCTTGCCACGGGAAAGCATTTGCTCCGTTCTTGCGTAGATCATCCGACTTGCCATCCCAGATATTCCGTCGATCATTGTAGGAGCGCAAACAAGACTCAAAGTAATAGTCCAGATCAACCAAACAAGTGTCATAGGCATTGGACAATGC